TTGGAGACGCTCAGGATCAAGAAGAATCGTGACTCGATGAACGAGCAGGATCCTGAGAAGAGAGGGAAGGCCCTGAAGAATTTGTTCGAGTACGTGGACGCTATGTGGAAGAGGTACAAGCCGGAGGGCGAAGATGACGGAGGCGAATTCTGAGAAAATGGCTCATGGTAGACGAGAGGGCAGCGGGCCGCGATGGTCGAATCGCTGAAGGACACGTCAGAGGCTTTGGCTGAACGAGGTGCGTTCCGGAAGCGTGAGTCTTAAATATTGAAGGAAGGAGTACTTGCATGATTCACAGGTATAAGAATTGGTCTGGCCATTCTCTGGTGGAGGCGAAGGAGGGTGGGATGCCGGACACGGCGAAGGGGTTGGTTGGGTATTTCGTCTCCTGCGCTGTCTTCGCGTTCTGGACGCAGCGCTGCCTGGGAATCGTGCTCAGCGACATAAAGGACACGGAGATCGACGTGCCGTACGTCTGGAGCTTTCTGGTTACGCTGCTTCTGCCAGCAGCGCTTATCTTCAATGTCGGTGCCGAGATCTGGAACGCGGTGACTTGATGCCGGGCGAAGGGAGTCTGATGGACAAGCAGGACCACGTAGAGGCATTGAGTGGAGCCTTTCGCGATTCTCCTGTCGAACTGAAGCTCCGCAAGGCAATCGAGTCTCTGGCCATGATCTCGAGTAACAGGTATCCGAACTCCGAGCAGCGGGAGATTGCCAGGACGATTCTCACGTGGCTTGGCGAGGACTGGGAGGAGGTCGAGGATCGCTTGTTGGAGCTCCTGAAGGATGGCAAGTAGTGGTTCCCAGGAGAGGAGAGAGATTAGTGACTGAAGCGGAACTTAGGGGTGAGATTGTTGACCTCAACAACGTGATCGAGACTCTGCGTGTAGAGTTAGCGGGTGAAATGGCGAAAAACGATTCTGAAGAACTGAAGAGAGAGGTTCTGGATCTGAGGGGCAAAATCAACAAGTCTTCCCTGGAGCTGATCGACGCCTTGGCGGAGCGAGACAACCTCAAGATTCGGATTGAGGAGTATGTGCCAGGGAGCTGGAGGTCGATTATTGCGCTCCGCGAGATCTTGAACACGGCAGACTGGGAGCCTCAGGAGGAGACGGTCACGGTGGACCTGGGCGCGTGCGAGCGAGCCAGGGACTTGGTGGCTGAATTCGACAAGTGTAGGCACAAGTGGTCTATGGTGACGAACGCGATTGGCGAGAACTCCAGGGACATCTGTATTGATTGTGGGGCGATCAGATCTCCAGATGAGTGTGATCATGATGACTGGCTGGGCTATGGGCCTGTCCGTCAGATCTGTTCCAGTTGTGGGTTTATTCGAGCGAAGAAGAACGATCCTGAAATTGGTACAAATGAAGACGACGGGATAATGGTGTAAGTTCAAGAAGGAAGAGGTACTTGCATGATCAGATGTTGTGGCAGCAATCGAATGGGAAATTTTTGTCCGACCTGTGGGAAGACGCTGAAAGAAGACGATCCACTGTTGAGTCTCTTGGCTCATGTCAGGACTCAGGCGGGGTTACAGAGAGCTCTGGCTGACCGTCGTGCGAAATCGCCTACTTACCACCCAGACGTTATTTCTGACAGGGGAAAAAAGTACCTTCGGCAAATGGAGAAGAGCGCGCTCAAGTGGGAGTCTTGGCAGACGGCATTGGACAATCTCATTGAAGAATCGGGGCAATTTGCTGTGCTAAAGGAGGGATCATGAACTTCACCCAATTCATGCGCCCCAATGGCAGGCGCGTGCAGAGGACAGTTGATCGTCCAGAGGAGATCGAATCTCTTGCTGATGACTGTGTCAAGCGTGGTGTTCGGTTCGAGTGTGAGGTCCTTAACGGTGGCCAAGTCTCGTTCACAGCGGAGCTTGACGATGATCCAATTCACGGAGAGGTCACGGTTTTGGGTCATGAGCTCGTCAAGAACGGTCCTGGGGTCTTGGATGCCGTGGATCGATTGGTGCGGATTGCCTCGCAGAGGCTGGTGGAGGCTGGGTGATGGGACGATCAGGATACGTTGAGTCAGATGGCGAGGATCAGTGGGCAACTATTCGTTGGCGTGGCGCGGTTGAGTCCGCAATTCGAGGCAGGCGTGGTCAGAAGTTCTTATGTGAATTGCTCACTGCCCTTGATGCGATGCCTGTGAAAGAGCTGATCCAGGAAGCGCTTGTGGAGGATGGCGAGATCTGTGCTCTTGGAGCTCTTGGTCAGAGACGCGGATTGAAAATGGATGATATTGACCCAGAGGACTATGGCAGTGTTGCCAGTCTTTTCGGTCAGTCTGAGGCGCTGATTCGGGAAATCGAGTGGCAGAATGACGACTTTTTTGGGTGCGGGGAAGACGAGGGCGTTAAGCGTGCTCGGTTTATCTACATGCGGGAGTGGGTTTTGTCGAGAATCGAATCAGATCCTGTAAGTGAAAGTCAGGTCTGCTGAAGAGGAATACAGAGGAGATTTGTGCCTAATGACCAGTCTGACCACGATTTGCATGGTTTGCGGGCAGCGCAGTAGCGTCTGTTCTTGCATGTCTCCGTCAGCTTTTGAGAAGTTCATGGAGATGTACAGGGAGCGCAGCGTAGCTGTGGTAGCACTGCAGAAGATAGAGCGGAAGACAGATTACTGTTCGATTCCAGACATTGTGAGGATTCGTCGCATTTCCCAGCATGCTCTTTCCGATTTAGGTGAGAATTTGTCGGATAGGTCAGGGGCTGAAAGATCAGGTGGGTCTGAGTGGTTCATGCACGAGGCGACCCTAAGGGCTGAGATTGCGCGTCTGAATCACAAGGTCGAGGAATTTGAGAGGTACGCTGACGATTTGGAGAAGGAGGCCGACGCCCCCAAGTACTCGCGACTCGAGATTGAGATTGCGAGATCGGACAGGCTCATCGTGAAAGCGCTGCGTGGTATTCTGAAAGAAGAAGACGATTGCCCTCTGGTTAATGAGGAGGAGGCAAGGAAAGAGGCCAAGGAGGCGCAGCCTTGATCGTCTGCGAGTTCCGAGGGTTCGTCTACTACCCGATCGCCAAGTGCGGCTCGCGGACCGTGCGTCGGTTCCTCAGCGAGTACTTCCCGCCGTACGACGTGGAGGAGTTTCCCAGCCTGCGGCGGCAGAAGATTCCGGAGCGCTACAGCCACCTGCGGGTACTGGTGGTGGTCAGGAATCCAGTAGATCGGCTCATGTCCATGTGGGCTCACCATTGTAGCCGTAGGCTTACCAGGGGTAGGCCAGAACTCGATCTTGCGGAGCTCATTCGCTTTGTTGGAGTCACTGCAAGTCAGGGTTGGTTTCTGGATCGTTCCGGTAGGGAGCCAGACTACGTGGTTCACTTGGAGAACTTGGCCGAGGAGTTATCTGCGCTACCTTATTTCAATGGTTCCGTGGCTCATATATTGCGAAGCAAACGCAAGGAGAGATCCAAGCTTCCAGATGCCTCGCAACTGCGTAGACCTGCGGTAGCCAAAGCTGCGCTGGCTGCGTTTGGCGATGATCCAGAGCGTTTCGGCTATGATAATGACCCGAAGATTCTTGCCCTGAGGAGCTGCTCTGGCTTGAAAGCTGGCTTGTAAGACCCACCGGTTTGAGGTAGTGTGAAAGAGCAAGATACTTCTTCCCGGAGCTCAGTGAGAGTGCAACCTCTCCGCTGGGCTTCTTTTTTTATAGGCAGTCAGCCAGCGCAGCCATGAAAGATTCTAAGTTTCTGTACGATCCGATCGGCAAGGGGCGGATCTCGACCGAAGGTCTTGGAGCGGGCAACGTGCGTCAGGGCAATCGCTGGATGAGGCATCTCTCGAGAGCAGCAGATCTACTAAAGGAGGGGATCACGGTTCTGGACTACGGTTGCGGCAATGCCCGTCTCGGGAATTTCATGAGCTGCTTCCTCAAAGAGTTCACCTATTTCGGTCTGGAGATGCCAACCAACCATGGTCGACTCCACATTGAAAATGCGCAGCGCTGGATCGGTCATGACCAGAGAATTTTCCTGGGATATCTTGATCGTTCCGGTTTGCTTGAGAGCATACTGTCGCAGGTCGACGTGGTTGTGCTCGGCAGTATTGTTTCGCATCTGGATCAGGAAGATTCGATTGAGGTGCTCTTGAAATTGAAGCCGGTGGTCGACCGTGGGGCGAGAGTTGTGTTCAGTTGCTGTATTCTCCCGGAGCGGCTGGCGTCTACTGACCGGGATGTCTATGGGGTGAAGGGCAGCTATGGTTTCTTCTTCCACTCGCCATCGCTCTTGCAGGCAGTGTTCGAGGAGGTTGGTCCGCTGCTAAAGGCGGACAACGTCTACAAGGACAAGCGGTATCCGCATAGCTTCTATGTGATAGAGCGTGAGCGGCACTTGCGTCATCGACCAGGCACCTGAATCGCCTACCTGCGGTGGCCAGCGCAAGCTCAGCTACGTTTTGGTGGCGCTTTTCCGCCTCATTCAGTACAAAATAAAGCCCCAGTGCGTGTTCGGGCACACCGAGGCTTGGATCGCGACGATCCACCGCTTTCTCACTGAACAGTCTGGCTCAGTGAGCGTAGCTTGTCAAATCAAGATTGGTGAAGAGCACCTGCGGTGGCCTACTCCGAGTCGCTTAAGCAAAAAGTCTTTCAGGACTTCTGCTCGGGAACGTACTCCTCGATGCTGAAACTCGCGGAGGCGCATGGGATCAAGCGACTCAATACTCTGCTGACCTGGGCCAAGAAGGAGGACTGGCACCAGAAGAGGGCAGCAGCGATTGCTCGAGCGCAGAAGACTGCAGAGAAGCGCCTCGAAGACAGTCTTGAGTCGGCGAACTCACTGCATTTATCGGCGTGGCGTGCGGTTTATGCTCAGGCGATGCTTCACCTGAAGACGAATCTCACCCGGGATGGTAAGCCGTACCCGCTGAATGTGGATACACTCATGAAGGTGGCGAACACCTTGAGGATGGCGCAGATCGGTCAGCGTATAGCTCTTGGCGCCGATCTGCCTGACGCGATTCAAGCTGCTCGAGTCGAGGTGGTTTTCGGATTGAAGAGTGAGGACGGCGAGGTGAGGGGTGGCAATCTTGAAGATGTTGCCCAGGAGGTGATCAAGCAGTACGAGTCGAAATTTTCTCCGGAGCAGTTGGAGAAGATCGGAGCTCGTAACGGTGGCAGTGCCAGGAAGCCGGTTGACCCGAGCGACAATGGAGGCGGTTAGCCTTGTTGCTTGGGAAGACAGTTCAGGCGTTTATCCCGTTTGCTCCGCACATTCACCAGGCTCGTTTTATCACTTCGACGAAGTCGGTGGTGGCCGCTGTCGCTGGGGCGCGTGGAGGCAAGACACTGGCTGGGGCAATGAGGTTTCTGCACCGCTGTATCACGCAGCCGGGCTACAACCCGATGGATATTCGCAATGGAATTCCATACACAGTGGCCTGCGGGACCGAGAACTATCCGATGCTGCACAGGGTCGTGTTGCCGTTGTTCCTGCGGGTCTGCCCAGATCAGATCACGGTCGGGAGGTATCACGGTAGCCTGAGGCGGCTGATAATTCGCGGAATGGCGGGAGAGACGCATGCTTACTTTCTGTCTTGCAAAGAGCCGAAGATGTGGCAAGGGCTGGACCTGTATGGGGCGTGGATCGATGAATTCGCCTTGGTGAAGGAAGAGATGTACCACGAGGTAAGAACCAGGCTTGCGAATCAGAATGGCTGGCTCCAACTGACGGGGACTCCTCGTGGGCCGAATTGGGCGAAGAGTCTAATCTACGACGAGTTCATGAAAGGTGCTCCGCACATTGACTTTTTCACTTGGAGAACTATAGATAACCCGTTTTTTCCGAGTGCAATTATCGAGGAGATGCGCCGGACGCAGCCCGCGCGCTATTTCAAGAGGACCTTCGAGGCGAGCTGGGATACGTTCGAGGGGCAGGTTTGGGAGGACTTCCTCGAAGCGATGCACGTGAAGCCGCGTGGCTTCTACCGGTTCAAGCTGCCTTCGGGCAAGATGATGGGCAAAGGCAGCTACACTGTTCAGTTGAAGCAAGTCGTGGCCGGAGTTGACTGGGGGTATGAGAATCCAGGTGTAATCGTGGTTGCTGGGTTTTCGGCGAGCGGATCCTGCTACATCGTGGATTTGGTTCACAAGAGGCACTTGGAAGTGGTCAGTAGGCCAGGAATGGATTCGTGGGTCAGGCGAGGGCAGGAGATGCGGGCCAAGTGGGAGGTGGAGAATTTCTACTGTGATCCATCAGAACCCGAGCATATAAAGCAGTTTCAGAATGGAGGGCTTTCTGCTGAGAAGGCTGCCAACGAGGTGAAACCTGGCATTCAGAGCGTGGCGACGTTCATGAAGGTTGAGGATGAGAGTTTGGCTACGAAGTTCTCAATCTGCGGTGATCTTCGGGTTCTTATTGACGAGATTCTGTATTATCACCTGAAACCAGGAAGTGAAGATCCGGAGAAGGTGAACGATCACGGGCCAGATGCGCTGCGCTACGTCTTGTACAGCCACACCAAAGTTGGTACTTTTGATCGTGAAGTTGGTTACAGGCCGAGTCGTGCGAGGTCCGGTCGTCGTGCGACAGCAAGTTAAAGGAGACCAAGATGGCTACGAAGGCGGATCCGAGGGCGTGTGCCAAGGCGATTGATGAAATTCTGGCTCAGCTTGACGGTGAGCCGGGCTCTCTGTGGCCTTCGCCCAGTGACAGTGTGGGTGGAGCCGAGCTGAATGTCCTGAAGGCCAGGGTCGATGCGCTCGAGCTTGCGCTTCTGGAAGAAAACGCCGATGTGCCGAGGGGTCGGGCGGCGAAGTTGAACGCCAGACTGGTAGTCCTGGAGGCGGCGCATGTGGCAAGCAATCCTCCCGCTCATGGGGACGTCTAAATGGGACTTAGTGTCATCTTCACTGGAGGCCAGATCGAGACGACCTCTACGGTTGACCAACCTATTCATGCCGCCCGCGAACTGATCTTGGCTGAGTTGGATTCGTGCGAGGACGGGTGTTACGCGGATGATCTTGCTAAGCGTTTGAATCTACCGACAGGTCTGGTTGTGGAGATTATCGGACAGCTTCTCGACGAGGGAATCTTGGAATCTTCGAAGCTTATAGAGGAGTAGATCATCGTGGGAGAAGCAGAGCGCAAAGAACTCGATCGTCTCAGTGTCACGCATCCAGATTACATGGAGTGGGAGAAGAACTGGAAGCTGTACCGTGACGTGCTCGGTGATTCGGAGCCGAAAGCAGAAGACTATCTTCCTCGTGGTGAGTTCGAGGATGATGACGTCTACAAGACCAGAGTTGCTCTGTCGGAGTTCATTCCAGAATCTCCGATCCCGGTGAACAAGTTGGTTGGAGCGATCTACACCCAACAGCCGACACGTGACCTGAAGTCGACACTGTTAGATAGTTTCACCAAGAATGTCGACTTGAAAGGCACGGTCTGGCCAGAATTCGCTGAGAGGGTCTGCCGGAAGCTGATTGGCTATGGTACGACGCGAGTTCTTGTGAACGTGCGCCGATCTGCGGCTGCGGTTGAAGCTGCTGCCGGTGGAGTCTTGTCGGTTAGTGAGGAGACGAAACTTGGCATTCGTCCATTTGCGATTAACTATTCGCCGTTGGCGGTGATCGATTGGGAGACAGACGAGTTTGGCCTTGCGACGATGGTGGTGATCAAGGAGAAGCGCAAGGTTCGTTCGAAGGGCGAAGAGCCTGGGCACGATACTCAGATTCGGATAATTCGCTACAATCAGGAGACGGTCAGTTGGACGACTTTTCTCGAGAGCAGCGATGGCAAAGTCGAGAAGATTGGTACGGAGGAGACTCGAGAGCACAAGCTCGGCATGGTCCCGATGGTGATCGAGAATTACCCGGAAGAGATCAGGCCGATGATCGGAGGCGGGTTTATTCGCTATATCGCCAAAGCCGACCTCCGTAAGATTCGGGCTGAGAGTGATTTGCACTACGACACTTATGTCCACGCTCACCCGCTGTTCTACTACAAGGGAGTAGATGAGCTTGGCACCATCGGTGTGGGCGGTACAACCTACCTGAAGATCAAGATCGACGAGGAGATCGGCTACGTCCAGCTTCCACCGGCAACTGCGGAGGCAGTCGAGAAGGTGATCAAGTTGAACCTGGACACGATGCACCGCCACGCTGGCACAGATCCTCTTGGTCAGATTGAGAGCGGTTTTCAGGCCAGCGGCACTGCAAGGGCATGGGCCTTCGGGACGTCTGAAGGACGTGTCCTGAAGGATATCGCCAGCACAATGCAGCGAGTCGAAACGCGGATCTTGGATATGGCAGAGCGCCTTGCCATGCCGGAGAGCGAGCGAACAAGGAACCCGGACGAGCTGGTGTTCAAAGGAACGATCCAGTATTCCGAGGAGTACGATCCGACTGGCACTGAGCAGCTCATGGTGAATACCGAGACCTCGCAGGGCTTGGTGAATTCGGAGACGTTCCACAAGTTGCAGTCCAAGCGAGTGGCCGTTAGGTTGGCTGGCGAGGTTCCGCCTGACGTGTTGAAGAAGATCTTGGACGAGATCGAGAAGAATCCGCTTCAGGTGAGTACTGGCCCGAAGCCAGAGCCGTTCTCGCTGCCAGAAGTAGAGATTAATTCTGAAGGTAGGGAGGATGGTGAAGGAGGAGAACCGCCTACAGAGAAGCCTCCGGAGGAAGGTGCCGAGAATACTCCTGCGCGTCCGCAGGTTCCTCGTTCGAGTCAGAAAAAGGCCAAAAAGAAGGTTGCGGTTGCCGCTTCTTGACGAAAGAACCGCCAGAATTTTGCTTGTTAAATGTCTGACATGGTTCTAACCTGCAAGAGTTGAAGGATTTGAAGAAACCGCAGCAGGAGGTCTTATGAATCTGTTCAGGCTCATGAAGTTGTCACCGGAGGATGGCGAAGGTAGCGGTGGAGGAGGTTCCGGTGAAGGCGGTGAGGGCGAGGGCGGCAAAGGTGGTGGCGAGGAGAAGTGGTACGATAAGATCTCCGCTGACGACGTTCTGACTACGAAAAAGCTTCAGGGGATCCTTGGAGCAGCTGAGGCAAAAACAACTAAGCAAATCGAATCTGCGCTCGAGAAAGCGACCGCAGGTCTTCCCGAGTCCGTCAAGTCCGCTGTCCAGGAAGCCATGAAGACCGCTGTTCCAGAAGATGGGAAGGGCGGAGGCAAGGATGGCAAAGGAGACGACGAGACCGCTATCGAGCTTGCCGCCTTGCGGCGGAAGCTCGATGAGGCGTCAACCCAGATCGGCAATCTTCAGGGCGATCTGAAAGGGGAGAAGGACTCAGCCAAGGCCGTCAAGAAGAAGGGCCTGATTTTGGCTGCATTGACGAAGGCTGACTGTACCAAGCCCGATGTGGCCTTGGCCTATATCGAGAACAACATCGTCTACGATCCCGATAAGGGCAAAGCCTATGTGGTGCAGGACAACGGATTTGGTGGCGAGGAGCATGTCGATCTCGATGACTACGTCACCAAGGAAGTTCGGGTGAGCATATTGCCCGAGCTGTTCAAGGGTGCCAATCGTCCCGGCTCGCCCGCGTCTGGTGACGAGGGTGTCGGTGCCGGAGAAGCCAAGTACGATTGGAACAAGATCAAGGACAACACTACCGTTCTCTCCTCTGAAGAATTTCAGAAAGCCCTCGACGCTGGTCAGGTAGCGAACATGCCGAAATCGGCACCTGCTCCAGCGAGGTAGTTTTTCTGCTTCGGAGATTTGAGTTCGGTTGGAGGAGTAAAGTAAAATGGCGGAAGTCTCTGCGGTATTCGTACCGGAGCTGTGGGCTGCTCTGGGTATCGACGTTCTCATGAAGACGCTGGTGATGGCCGAGTTGGTCCACCGCGACTTCGAGAATGTGGTCGCTCAGCGTGGTGATACAGTCAATACACGAAAGCCTTCGAAATTCACAGTTCGCGACTGGGCTGGTCAGGAAGACACAGGCGAGTTGGCGGACAACGAGATCGTGGTCGAGCGACCGACTGCGGTGAACGTACCTGTGGTTTTGTCCAACCATAAGTACGTGAGCTTCATGGAGGAGGACAAGACGGGATCTCTCTCGGTTGTGGACCTGAAGACGGCCTACATCGAGCCTTCGATCGTGCCGTTGGCCGAATCGATCGACCTGACGATCATGACAGAGCTGACCGGCGGGACAGATGGTGACGGCAACGCCATCGCCGAGGTCCAGCTTGCGACTCCTGGAACGCTGGTGTTCGAGGATGTCGTGGAGCTGATGAAGGCCCTGAACGAGAGCGAGGCCCCTCCCGGACTGCGTCGTCTGGTGCTGGGTACCGAGCATCACGCCCAGGCCCTGAAGGATACGCTGTTCGTGCAGGCTGATCAGTCCGGTTCGACGTCAGCCCTGCGAGAGGCGCAGGTCGGACGTGCGTTCGGCATGGATACGTTCATGTCGCAGAATGTTCCGGTGAACACTGACGGTCCTCAGTCGGTTGGGTTCCACAAGAATTGCGTCGCGTACGTTTCGCGCCCATTGCGCCAGATTCCGGCGCAGCTTGGCGCGCAGTCGAGCTCGCAGGCGAATCAGGGATACACAGCTCGCGTGATCACGAGCTACAAGCACCGAGGTCTCGGAATCGATGTCAGCTTTGACCTCCTTTGGGGTGTGAAGTTGCTCGACGCGAATCTCGGTAAGCGCCTCATGGGTTAAACGCCCTGAGAGGCTGGAGACCCCGTGAATCTCGCCGGAGTGACGAACGCTGGTTGGAACGGGCCCTTTTAACGAGGGGCTCGTTTTTTATTTTGTAGATGATTAGTAAAAGAGCTGGGAGATTTTAATTCGGTATCCGACTCTCGTCTGGATGACCCTTGAAGGGTGTTTGGTATTGTGCTCTCAGCTCTTTTTATGGACATTATTCCGAGAGATCAGTGGAACAAAAGATGACACACCTCTCACGTCCTATGATGGAGGAGAACC